AGACAATCGGCGTTAAGAAACACAAAGATAAGCACGCCTGTTGATTTTACATTTTTTAATTATTTTTATGCCGAGAAAATCGGCATTTGAAATGTTAAAAGGTGTAAAGCAATAATCAATAAATATAATACTTAGTTTTATATTTATTATCAATTATTAAATAAGTTTGTTATTAATTACGTTTAATTGGAGTATGCAACACCAGCCATACCACTCATGACACGAAGGACGTTGTAGTTGACAGCGTAGACTCTGACCTTGGCAGTGGCAGTTCCACCAACAGTTCCTGCAGAAAGAACAAGTTGAAGAACAGCGTTATCAATACGAGAGAAATTGCAGGAGCCGCTTGGTTGATGTTCCTCAGGTCTTAGAGCAAAGGAGTAAACGTTGATACCAGCATCAGGTGCGCGGGTGTGATGTTGGAATGGTTGGACAACATCGAAGTAGTTTCCTTCACGTTCAGAGAATCTGTCTTGGCCGTTAAGTTGAAGCTTAGCGGTGACGACTGGGTTCTCACCCCAACAGTGCATGTCAAGGGCAGTCTCAGAAAGAACGAATGTTCCAGCATCAGAGACAAGAGAACCTGCACCACTACCAGCACTTGAAGGAGCAAATGGAACGTATGCACTTGGTACAGTACCAGTTCCATCAGAAGCACCTGGAAGATCAAAAAGTCCAGATGAGTTGATGTATCCAGTTGCTGGGGTGACTTCAGCAGGTCCACCGAATGCAGCAATAGATGGAGGAAGAGCATCAATGGCATCAGTGTAGTTAAATGGTTGAGCACCTAGAGTTCTGAAAAGAGTTCCAGCAGCATCTAAAGATGAGCAGTAATCAACGTTGGCATCAGGTTGAACAACCCAGATAAGCTCCTTGCAAGGGTGGTTGAAGTTAAGCTTGATCTTGTTGGATGATGATCCGACTGATTCATCACCAGTGAATTGAAGTTGTTCAATAAGGTATTCGTGTGGGTTTTGTGCCATCTTTCTGCGTTCATCAGTATCAAGGAAGATGTAGTCAACATAAAGGGAAGCAGCAACAAGGGATTGTTGGTAAGCTTGGGAGACTGATTGAGTTCCAGAGGTTGCAGCAAGATCACCGACAGCCCATAAGCACTCACCAATAGGACGGAAATCAATGTTGATCTTGACTTCGTGGTATTGAAGAGCAATTAATGGAAGAGCAAGTCCAGGGTTTCTGCAAAACCAGAAAAGAAGAGGAATGTAAAGGGTAGTTTCTGGAAGAGCGTTTCTTGGAGCGCAAACTTGGGATGGTCCACCAGCTGCAGCACATGGTCCAGAGACGTTGGCAAAATCAGGATCAATCATGTAGGTTAGTTGAGTGGTGTTACCAATCATCTTGAAGTATCCACGTTGTTGTTCAGCAGACATGGTAAGTTGATTCCAGATGTGCATCCAGTCACCGTATTGACGATCAATTCTTTGACCTCCAATTTCAACTTCAACTTGAGCAATGATTTGTTCACCAATGTAGTTTAACCAACGAGCATAGACGTTACCGTTAGCACCTTTCATCGATTGGTTAATCTCAGGAAGAGTTAATTGAAGGTAAGTTTTGTAGGCAAGATCACCATTACGGGAGATGGTGCAGGTAACACGACGTCCGAAGTCGGCTTGACCTGAGAAAGTTTGCTCAATTGATTCCATAGCAAAGTTAGTATGGCGTCTGTATGACACCTTCCAGAAAGTGATTTCAGGGGTTCCAGTAAGGAAAACATCTTGTGCGCCATAGGCGACTAATTGCATTAGACCTCCAGCCATATCTTATGATATTTATAGACTATACAAAGAAAATAATTTCGAAAAAATACCTAAATAATTAATTAATTTTTTAAATAATAGTAAAAAAATTATTATTTTACTATTATACATAATATCACTAGAAATAATTTTTACTAAATATTATTGGTCCTGGATATTTTTGAATATTTTTACGTAATATTATCGAGGCTGATACATACTCAAATATGATGATAAATTATTTACTTCTTCGCGTTCGCCAGTTACATACCTTAAACATACACCCAAAACGTCACCATTATAACATACCGTCAATCTAGGAGCATTATTGGATAGACTAAAACCCCATCTTTGTTCTTTTATATATTCATATGTATATATTTTTATCTCGTGTCTAAGGATACCTTTATATCTTCTTTCACCATCTTCACATACAATATAATTATTAAAATACATTGATACATTAAAATTATGTTCTCGAACTGTTTGTGGTAAATCCATATTATTTTTAATATGTCTATCTATTTCAGTTGCAATATTATTTTTATCACATTTTACAAAGAGACTTCTTATTTTTAAGACAATTTTTGATTTACCTTTAACACGTGACGATATTTCGGGAGCTTTATTATAACAACCTAAATCATCTTTTAATATTTTTTCCGCAGTAGCATTATTATATTCTTCATTATATTCAGGATGAATTTCACCGGTTTTTGTATTTATTATATTGAATTTTTTGTTTTCACTATTTTTTTTTATATTACTTTTTTTAATGTTTGTTTTAGTTATTGATAAATCATTTTGTATAAATGATAAATTATATGTATCATCTTGGTTATGTGCAATAATTAAAGCATTCACCCAATCATTCTTATGCTTATATTTTACACTATCATCTACCAACCAATGATCCCGTGTTACTGGTTTTTTTTGCCAATCATCATTCAGATAATCACTGAATTCAATTTCTTTTGCAGCTAATTGAAATGTCTTCAAATGTCCATATACGCGAATAGGTTGGAATTCACCGTATTTAGTAGAATAATGTGCAACGCGTAATTGTGCTTGAGCAATAGTACCGTAGCTAGCAGAAGGTCTATAATCATGTATTGCAAAAACTCGGTCATGAAATTCCCATTCAGTTGATCTTGTACTAGTTTGTTCATGAACAATCATGGTCAATTTATCACTGTTTTTATTATCCCAATAATTTTTATTACTCCAGTTTACAGTTTCATATGAAATATTCTGATTATTATTTGTATATTTGGATAAATCTGTTTTATCAGCTATAATATTTACATCAGCTAATTCTGGGAATAAATGTGAATTATTCAAGAATTCTTCTATCGATCGATTATTTCTTTGTGAAGTCCTTTGTGAATTTTTATATATTTTATATGTCAATCGTAAAACAATAACATGTCTTATTTTTTTTTTAGAAATTTTTTCATTTTTTTCAGCTTCAGCAATATTATTTTCATTTTTGTATTTGTGACATAGATATGTAGCTTCAGCTTTTTCTATATTTGATATTCTTATATTATTTTTTGCATCTGCAATAATTTTTTTTCCTTGTTCTGATAATACATAAACATCATTTTCTTTTTTGAAAAATGGGTATGCATTTTCAACCAAACCTTCTGATAAAAACTTTTTAGCACCACAATATGTATCAGGTGGAACATAATACAATCGAATACCTTGTTCGTAAATTCCTCTGATGAGATTTTCATCTTCCTCACTTTGAGTTATATCTTGTGAAAATAATACTTCTTCTGGAGTTGCACTATATAATATAGTAAAAATATTTATGTTTTCTTTTATACTATTATAAATAATTTGTAAATTTTGCCTTAATCCTGTACCATAATCACATTCATCAGCATGTAATATTATTTTTATACCTTGTGAAACCCTATTATTTATATATCTTAAAGTTTCTTTTGCAGACTCATTAGATATTATTGAAAATACTTTCAAATTATGGGCTTCTAATTCACGCCGTTGGCTTTCATCTGCTTTTCTATGGAATGCAGATATGAATACATGTTCTCGTATTCTAAACCCTTTATCTCTACTAGCAATATATTCAACTATTTCTCTTTTACCCGATTTAACTTCTCCATGTATCAATACACGTCGAATATCATATTCCTGACATTCAATCAAAGGTATTATTTTAGAGTCTACAAATTCTGTCATATAATTTCTATATTTTTGAAATTGTGCAACTGCCCATGGTTTATTTGGATTTGTTAAAACACTTCCTCCAACTATTAATGCACTGACTGCAGAAATAAATAGCGACATTTTGTTTTTATTGAATTTTATAAAAACTAATTATAAAATTCAATTTTTTCATAAAGGGAAGACATTTGATATCTGAAATTGTAACAAGTAATATGTAATATGTAATATTTACATTTTTTCGAATTTCCTTCTCTACTTGATTGGTATTTTTTCAATGTTTTATTTTTTTTCTCTAACACATTTGAAATCTGATATATGTTGACATTTTTTAGTATTTATGCATTTTTAGTATCTAAGATGTCTTTAAAAAATTCGATATTAAAAATGTTTCTAAATAATTTTCTTGGAAAATTTCACGACGATTTTCATGTTTTTTTGTAAATATATAAGAATCGTCGGATTTTTTGATTGTCCATCCTTGGTCAAGAGCATTTTGAATAAAAATCATTATTTTGATTTGTTTTTTTGATAATTGAGTAGATTGATCAGTAAGTATTTCAAGATTTTTAGCAGACATTTTATATATTTTTAATATACTCCTTTTCAGTGGTATTTACGAATTTTATTGATAATATTATATAATCATTATATAAATAATGACAATTATAAATTTTAATGATGATGCCGCTAAATTTTTATTATTAAATATAATCGCGCATGATCCAATACATGATTATAATGATTTTAATTCAGAAAGATGGTTAAAAAATCAAAAATATTTGGAAAAAATGGGTCAAATATTTGGTGGTACAAAATATCGTACTACAACAATTACTAAAGCAAAATCTCAAACTCAAAAAATTGTTAAACCACAATCAAATACTATATTCTCATTTCCAGGCAAGTCATATAAATTAGATCCAAAAAAGGAAAAAAACATATCAGTAAAAAAAAGTATAAGAGGATCAACAGTACTATCTAGAATAGCAAGAGAAGAAAGAAGTCGTATTATAAAAACCAAAAGATTAATAATGAATATGGAAAACACTGTATATTTAGAAGAATATTTTGATCATATTAAAAATCAAGTTATTTTAAATGCTGTGGAATTTATATTTTTCAATAAATTGATTAAACAGAATACAATGGTTACAATACCTGTGTCAGATATATTTTTTATTTGCTATGATAATACATATGTAGATGCTAACAATGAAGATTCTTTTCAAAAATCGACAGATGGTTTAGATTCGTCATTTGAAAACATAAATTCTGTTAATAGATCTGCAAAAAAAATCCAAGCTAAAATAATTGAAATTATTGCAACAGATTTTCATTTTTTTGCAAAACATTGCTTAGAAATAGTTTTTTTTAAGGATATGTATCATTTAATCGAATGTTTGAATAATTATTTATTAACTGAACGAATAGAAACTATAGTGAATGAAAATATTGAAAATGGCGATATTAGTTTTGATGATGAAATGGATTATAGTGATAGTGATTTCTATGGAGATGATGAAATGGATTATAGTGATAGTGATTTCTATGGAGATGATGAGGCTGGTGATGATGATGAATATATGAATGGCGGAGCAAAAAAAATTTTATCAACGGATAATCAAAAATTTATAAATGAAATAAACGAATACTGGGAAACAATTAAAAATGATAGTGATTTTATTAATATTTTTAACAATGATGATTTAATTATCGGTTATACTGGTTATAACGATAAAAGAACAATAATAATAAATAAAGTTATTGAAATTTGTCAAAATAATGGAATAGAATCAAAAGATCAAAAGTATTTAAAATCTAACATGGAACGATTATATCCAAGTCAATTGAAAAGGAAACCCAGACAGCCTTCTAATTTACAAGATAGAATAAAAGAAGCCATTAATTTTTCTATAATCGATGCAAAAAAAATTATTCAAGAAGATGCAGAAAAAGCTAAAGAAAAGGCTGAAAAAGACGCAGCAGCCGAAGCTAAAGGTGACTTGACCAGTGATGAAAAAAAAAGAGTTGATAATTTTATGAAATTTATAGCTAGATTTGGTTTATGGTCAATGGGAATTTGTACGTTAGATGGTTCTAATGATGCAAGGCAAGCTCAAAGTGGTACTGATCCATTATTATTAAAAGAAATTGATTGTTTAAAAGCAATAGCAGCATGGCCAGGAATGCAACCACAACTAAAAAATGTAGATTTAGATAAACGTATAATTACTAATTTTTATAACTTTTATAGAGAAAATGGTGGTCTAATAGACGAAAAATCTGCACCATGCAATACTACTAATAAATACATTATAAATAATGCAGCTTTTATTGGTAAATTACAAAATAAAGTATTTTGTCCAACATCGTCTATAGTAGATGCTATGACATCAACATGCAGTTGGAATATGACACAAGATTATGGAATTGAATCAGGAAATGTTGATTTCACTATAAGATCAAATTCAGGTCATTTTAGTTATCAAGGAAAAA